CGCTAGACGCGACCGCCGATTGCGGTGCAAGATCGCTGCGGTCGTATTCTTTGAGGTCTCGGACCCTCCAGCCGGGGCCTTTTTTCTTGCGCGCGTCGGCCGGGCTGCCGCATAGGTTGCGGCGGTTTCGCTGCTGTGGCCTCGAATAGGGCCGCGGGACCTCCCGCAAGGGACTAGCTCGCGGCTGTCGGAAATTCCAACGGATCTAGCAGCTCCCGGGCGTGACCTTCCGACACCGAACTGTTTTCGGAGGGGCCCGCTATGGCCGCGACACGCACTGTTTCCCCCGACGAGCTCCGCGCCCGTTTCCGCGCCGCCCGCAACCGGCGCCAGTTTGACGAGGTTCGCCACGAAACCGCGCGGGCGATCCGCCAAGTCGCCGGCGAAATGGACGAAAGCGAAGGCGACGGCGGCTCTAACGGCGAGCTATCAGGCCTGTTTGCCCAGCTGAGGGGCTTGCTCGACGAGATTGACGGCAAGATCAGCCGCCAGGCGGTGATCGACGATCTCGACACCAGGGCCGCGCGCGGGCCGCGCGATCTCGACCGCAGCGATCGCGGGTTTGCTGCGAGCCTGCCGGAGTTCTCGATCCGCGGCATGCTCGCGGCGGCGATCGGTTCGCCGATCCCCGGCCTCGACCTCGGCCGCTCGATCGAGATCACCCAGGAGCTTCGGCGCCGAACCGCGGTCCCGCCGCGCGGCTTTTGGGCGCCGCTCGAGGCGCTCTATCTGCGCGCCGACTATGCCCGCGCGCTCGAACGCCGCGCGACGATCTCGACCGGCCTGCCGGCTGGCGGCCCTGGCGGCAACCTGATCCCGCTCGACCTCGACGCCGCGAGATACATTGACGCTCTTCGCGCAAGAACAGTCGTAGTCCAAGCCGGCGCGCAAACGATAAACGACTTGGTTGGAAATCTTGATATTCCCAGAATGTCGCAGACAGGTCAAGTTTCTTGGTTCCAGGAAGGGGACACAATCAGTCAATCTCAGGAAGAGTTCGACCGGGTGTCCTTCCGACCGAAGCACTGCGGCGCGATAATCTCTTATTCACGCAACATGCTTTTGCAGTCTACCCCCTCGATCGAAATGATAATTAGGGATGACTTGTCGCGCTTACTTGCGTTGGACATGGACAGAGTTGCTTTAACTGGCTCCGGCCAGGGGGCCGAACCGCTCGGCATTATTCGAAATACTAATATTCCGCCTGTTTCTGGAACACAATTTACGTATTTGAACAACGTTGCAATGCGCCAGACGATTGCTGGCAAGAACGTACCGATCGAAAGCCTCGCCTGGGTCGGCAATAGTACAATAGATGCCTATTCGTTGTCAGTTCTCGACGGGCTCAACCGGCCGCTCGGCAAGCAACTGGTCTATTTGGGCTATCCCGATTTTGTGTCAAATATTGTTACTGCTGCGGCAGTAACCGGCCCGCCGGCATTGCCGGCCGCACCTAATCCGCAAGTACTAGGCGCTTTTTCTGATCTTTATATTACGTACTGGTCCCAATTAGACCTACTTGCGAACGCTTTGTCTGATACTGCATTTACCACAGCAAGTGTTCAGGTGCGAGCATTATTAACGGCTGATGTAAACGTGCGTCACCCGGCCAGTTTCACGTGGGCCAATATTGCAACCGGACCGCCGCCGCCGACGGTGATGATGGCGGCCGCGCCGGGGCCCGAGGCGAACGGCGGTCCGCGGGTGCCGCGCCGGAACTGACCATGCCGGGGCGGCTCGAATACCGCGCCGCGCTCGATCTCCGCAGCGACGGCCGCACCCTCTACGGCGTCGCTGCGCCCTACGATCGTCCGGCCCAGATCGGCGACTTTCAGGAACGGATCGCTCCGGGGGCCTTCTCGCGCACGCTGCGCGACCGAGCCGACGTCATGCTGCTGCGCGACCATGACATGACGGCGTTGCTGGCGCGCACCGGCAACGGCTCGCTGGTGCTCGAGGACCGCGGCGACGGGCTGCACTTCCGCGCCGAGCTCGCCCAGTTCACTGCCGCCGATGATGCACTCGCTATGGCGCGCGCCGGGCTCTTGGCCGGCTGCTCGATCGGCTTCTATGCCCGGGCCGAACAGTGGAGCACCAGGCGCGACGAGCGCACGTTGACCGATATCGAACTGGTCGAGATCAGCGCGGTGCAATCCCTCGTCGCCTACCATGGAACCTCGATCGCCGCGCGGTCCCGCCTGGTAAAACCCCCGCCAGGGCGCCGCCGGCGGATGCTGGAAGGCCTGTGACGTGCTGCGCGGGCTGATGCGCCGGATCTTCGGCGCCGCGCTTCCTGCGCCCTCCACGGGGCCGGAGCGGCGCCAGCTCGTGCTTGATACGCCGATGCAGGCCTTCTATCAGGGCGCCTACTTCGCCGGCGCGCCCTATTGGGCCGAGAACATCGCCGCGGTGACCTCGGCGGTGACCATCATCAGCCGGACGATCGCGTCCTTGCCGGCGAGGGTCTATCAGGAGACCGATCGCGGCCGCGTCGAGCGGCCTGACCATCCGGTGCAACGCCTGATCGCCCGCCCGGACGGCGGCGGCGGGATCATGTCATGGCCGGATTTCGCCGAATGGTGGGTTTCCCAGGCGTTGACATTGGGCAACGGCCTCGCCGCGATCGACGATGACGGCCGCGGCGCTCCGGTGCGGCTGCGGCCGGTGCCGTTCTGGCTCAGCAATCCGCTCGTCAACCCCAACAGCGGCGAGGTGACCTTTCACGTGTCGGCGACCAATCTCCCCTGGTGGCCGTCATTCTCGCCGCAGACGTTTGCCTCGAGCGACACGCTGTGGCTGCGCGACCGCACCGACAGCGGCATTTTGGGCCGCTCGGCCCTTTCTCGGGCGCCGCAGGTGCTGCAGCTCGCCACCGACGCGCAATCTTTCGCCAGCTACACCTTTGCTCAGGGCGCGAAGCTGTCCGGCGCGCTCAAACACCCGGGACGACTGGGCAAGGAGGCGAGCGACAATCTTTCGGCAAGCTGGCGACAGTCGCAAGCCGGACCCACGAATTCGGGCCGCATCCTCGTACTCGAAGAAGGAATGGAGTTTACGGCGATGGCGATGACGCTCGAAGACGCGGAACTCATGTCCTCGCGTAAGTTCAACACCGAGGAAATTGCGCGGTTGTTCAATATTCCGTTGCCTATTCTTAATATCTGGGACCACAGCACTTTCACGAACAGCGATACGGCGAGCCAATGGTTCGGCCAATTAACCTTGGCGCCGTGGTGCCGCAAGATCGAGGCCGAATTCGGCCGGGTCCTGTTCAACGACCCGAGCTTTCACCTCGAGATCGATCTATCGGCGCTGATGCGCGGGTCTTTCGCGACCCGCATTCAGAGCGAGCTCGCCATGGTTCGCGCCGGCGTCCTGACACCGAACGAGGTCCGCCTGGCTGAAGGCTGGCCGGCACTGCCCGGCGGCGACAAGCTCCAGCCGCAAGCGGTCGGCGGCAGGCCTGCGGACACCGCGGACGGCGCCGGCGACACTCTGTCCGCGCCAGGCACGCCGGGACGCTTGAACGGATCGATGCCATTGGGCAACGCTTGAGCTTCGGCCGTTTCGTCGGGATACGCCGCGGCCGAGGGTGCGGCAGCGGCGGTTCTCCTTTCCCGCCGCCGCCGGCCACGGCGGGCGCCGCTACGCGGGCGGAACGAGGTCCGCCGCTATATCGCTATCGCCGAGCCTTCAGCCTGCCTACGGGCCGCCGTAGGGGGATTTTCGCCTCTGATCACCGAACAGCGCCGCAATGGCGTCGGCCTTTGCCGTTGTTCGCCCGCTGGTCGAGGGCTTCCAGTATCGGGTGGGTGCGTCATTTCGCATTTTGCACGCAGCCTAGCATCCGTAAGGCCGCTTTTGTGTCATCAACGTATGTCGTAATTGTGTGAGTTTTTACTTGTTCAGCAAGGGTGTCTGCCAAATTGCGGCATGCCGCCGCTAGTGGATTAGCGACTACCTCAGGTTTTCGGTTAGCTACCACATTCTGTTCATTTGGTGACGTCGGTTTCTGAGCGTTCGATGGGCGTCCCTCAGAGGACGCAGTCGGACTAGCGGGCGCGGTCGGGGCGACGGTTATGGCCTGGGTTATAAGTGGCGCAACGGTTAGTGTATGAACCTGCTCCTCAAGGCGCTTAACACGACTGTCTAGGCTGGACAAGTAGAAGGCAATCGCGGTAGGAGCTCCGACTATCGCGATGATACCTGCGCCGATCCCTACCCGCTTTCCCCAGATCTCCAGGTCGGCCATTCTTTTGTTCCTTCGTTGAGTGCATGCCAGCCGAAGGCTGGGGCATTTCAACAATTGCGGACTTTTCAGCCGCGCGGCTTCCGGTCCTCGTCGGTGACCTCGATCTTCTCGCGCTTGAGCAATTCCTCGATCGGGTCGAGCGCCCGCGGCGCCGGCGGCGGACCGTCCGGCAGCCGCAAGATCGTCTTCCACGGATCATCGCTCTCGGCCATCGCCGGCTGCGGCCGCGGCCCGTGCCGCGACGGCCGGTAATTGCCCCGCGCGATGTGATGTGCCGCGCCGAGCGGCTTTGGTCCGCGTCGTCCCATGCGTGCGAGTTTACGGCGGCGGCAGGCAAGCTGCGACTAGGTTTTGGCGCGAAACTCAAAACCTGTACGCGTACAAGATCGCCGAGGGCGCGATCTACGCCGTCGACCCTCCGGCGATCGAGAATAGGGGGGTCAGTTCGCCGCGACCGGGATCAGGCGCAACCCGCTCTGTTCGAGTTCCTGGTTGATCAGCGCGACCAACTGCGGCGCCTGCGGCGTGCCGGCGAGCCCGGCCAAGCAATCGCTGAATAATCCACTGACCGCGACCATGCGCATCGCCCGCGGGTCGAGGCCCGGCGTGACGTATTGC